AGATTTATTAAAAGAAGTAAACGACATGAGTGATAAAATTAGCTACCTATCTGGTAGAATAAATGGGAGTGGTCGTGGATAGTTTAAAAGTATCAACAGGGAGTTTCGGAAGCATGGCTATTGTATTTATGGATTTACTACCATACATATTAGGTATTGTAATTGCCGTAATGAATATTATTTACTTATATTATAAAATCAAAAAAACAAAGGAGTCGTAATGGACTTTAAGAAAATGATGCTTGATCTTGCAGAAGTACAAGCAGAAAAGATGAAAGAAGATGCAATGAACCATATTGGATCAGATGATTTTGCATCTATGTTAGCAACCAAACTAAATGAAAAAATAAATATTCCTTTTGTATCAGAAGATAAAGAGCAAATATTATTTGAAAAAGTAATGGATGTTGTTACTGATGTAATGGGTGGATACTTCAAAGGCAAATAGTGCCTAAGAAAAAAGACCCAAGATTATCAAGGTTTGGACTAAAGGGGTACAATAAACCGAAGCGTACCCCTAGCCATCCAAAGAAGTCTCATGTTGTACTTGCACGATCTGGAGGTAAAACCAAACTAATTAGATTTGGACAACAGGGAGCAAAGACAGCAGGCAAACCTAAGAGTGGAGAGTCTGCTAGGATGAAAGCAAAGAGGAAGAGTTTTAAGGCAAGACATCGTAAGAACATAGCTAGAGGTAGACTCTCAGGAGCTTATTGGGCAAATAAGGTGAAATGGTGATGAAAATAAAAGGGGTTAGTTTATTAGGGTTAAATAAAAGACAGAAATCTGCAATGAGAAGGCACTCAAAACATCACACAAAAAAACATATTCGTGCAATGGTATCTGCTATGAAAAAGGGTAAGACATTTGGTCAATCTCATAAATCTGCAATGAGGAAAGTAGGTAAATGAAAAAGAGAAAAAAGTCAAAAGTAAATCAAGCAGGGAATTATACAAAGCCAACTTTAAGAAAAAGATTATTTTATAGGATTAAAGCAGGGAACAAAGGTGGTAGGAGAGGTCAATGGTCTGCTAGAAAAGCTCAGATGTTAGCTCGTGCTTACAAAAAAGCAGGAGGAGGATACAAGTAATGGCTTTGAAAAAAACTCAAAGAAGTTTAAAAAAATGGACAAAGCAAAAATGGGGATATGTAACTAAGAGTGATTCTAAAAAACCTAGAAGAAAAAGAGGTAGATATTTACCAGCAAGTGTAAGGAAGAAACTTACCCCTAGTCAAAAAGCCTATACGAATAAGAAGAAAAGAAAGGCTACTGCTAAAGGTAAGCAGAGAGCAAAATATACTAAAAAAACAGCAAGAAGAGTAAGGAGAGCATAATGCCAAAAGGAAAAGGATATGGCTTTGGTAAGCCAAAATCAAAGAAGAAAAGAAAAGTAGTTAAGGGCAAGAAGAAGAAGTAATGTATAAGTTTGGGAAAAGAAGTCGTGCAAGATTGAAAGGTGTAGATTCAAGGTTAGTCAATGTACTAAATGAATTAATCAAAGTCATGGATGTTACGATTATTGAAGGAGTTAGGTCAGCCGAAACTCAAAACAAATACTTTAAAGATGGAAAGAGCAAGCTCGATGGTATCAATAAAAAGAGTAATCATCAGCTAGGCAAAGCAGTAGATTTAGCTCCTTACCCAATTAACTGGAAAGAAAGTAATAGATTCTATTACATGGGTGGCATGGTTAGAGGGATTGCCAAACAACTCAATCTAAAGATTCGATGGGGTGGAGATTGGGATAGTGATGGAGAAACTAAAGACCAAACATTTATGGACTTAGTTCACATAGAAATATTGGATTAGACAATAATAACTATTGTATAAAAAAGGTTTAAGTTATAAATTAGGAGAGTTATGGCGTATTGCACAAACAGAGATTTAAAAGATATATACCCTTCCATAGATGAGTTTGATACAAAGACTCCTATATATGGCTGGGTAGTAGATTCTAGTAATAGATACAAAGCACACAATGTAGGATTAGTTACTCAGTTATTTGCCAATGGTGAGAATCTAGGCAATGCTCAATCTGCATATACTGATGTAGATGTTAATGGTGAATGGTTTTATGATGATACCAACGATATAGTCTATTACAACAATAGTGCTACTAACCCTAATGATATGTTAATGGAATCTGGAGATGATTGGGATTCTACAAGAACTCGTTATATCTCTAATGCTGGAAAGTATTTAGATTCAAGATTAGATGGCAAACTGCCTAGAGAACAATTCAAAGACCAAGATGGTAATTACGACTATATTATAGTTAGGACTACAGCTTTATTAGCTTGTAGTTTTTTAATTCGTGCATCTCAACCCACATCTGAAATATCAGATGCTTTATTTGAAGAATCAGAAAAGAACATACTATCGTTGAATGAAGGAAGTACGAAACTATCTTGGCAAGTAACTGGTGATTCAGCTCAAGGAGTAGTTAGAGAAATATCTGTAAGTGGTAGTATCCGTATTGTAGACACAAGGGGGCAATACCATGATATTTATGATCGTATTGGAGTTAAGATTACAACAGCAGGAGCTTTAGGAACTGCTAAATACTCTGTATGGTTAAAGGATGGAGATAATCTTGGTGCTGAAAGAATGAATAACAGCGAAGATGCAGACTATGTAGATACTATTAATGGGCAGTATCAAACATTAGCTAGTGGGGTTGATATTCGTTTTGCAGGAGATACAGCAGATACAGCAACCATTAATGATAAGTGGGAAATAGAGTTTTTTGGTAAGAATGAATCTGCATTAGATGCAGGGATGCCATATTCTATAAGGATGTCTCGTAGATAATGCCTATAACATTTGTCAATATATGGGAAACGAAGATTTTAGACACAATTCGTACTTTCTTAAATGCAGAATTTGCAGGAAGTATTCCAGTCTACACAGGAGATTTTAAAGATATGGGTAGCCAATCTATTAGGCTTAACCCAGTAGGATCAGATTTAATTGAAAGAATGACTACAGCAGAACTACGAGAATATATCGTAGATGTATCATATACTTTCAAGGAAAAAACAGTAAAAAAGGATACTTGGGAACATATACTTCGTCAAGTATCACACATAGAAGCATTATTTTTTAACAATCATAGCAATACATTCTTTGATGCTCAATTAACATCTACACGAATTAACCAGAAAGAGGAAGCTGAACAGGCGATTGATGGTTTAGTTGTAGTTAGATGGGAGTGGAGAGGATCGTATTTAGGCAATATATCTTAAAGTAATAAGGGAGAGATATGAAAGTAAAACTAAAAAAAGGAGAAAAGTTATCATCTAATTACAATTTTTGTAATTTACCTTATGATAGCTGGGTTTCTTTAAATCAAGGAAAAACTATAGAACTAGAAGTAATTCCAAATGAAATAAAAGAACAAATTAATATAGAAAGTAATTCCAAAAAAGGAGAGAAATAATGGCTAACGAAGTTTTTTCACCAAAAGATTTTAAAGCGTGGGTTATAGAAGAAGCAACACCCGGAACTGCACCTACATTTACAAGTGGATTATATCAATTAGATGTAGATTCAGTAGCTTTTCCTAGCTTAAATCCAACGCAAGTTTTAAATATGAGAACAAGAGCAGGAAGAGTTTTTCATAAAGATGATTTTTTTCAAGACAATGAAATGAGAGTGGTTGAAGTAAGCCTATCTGGAACACTTCATAAAGATGGTGGTCATGCTTTACTTTTACAAAATGTAGCTGGAAATACTATGACACCTGATAGTTTAGCTGATATTACTATAGCAACAGCTCAGACAGGAATTTCTGGTAAATATGGAACAGCTCAAGCAAATGCTACATTTACTTTAGTTTTAGCTCCACCAGACACAACTGGAGGTTTTAATACTGTGCTTACTGGATGTGTATGTACAAGTTTTGAAATAACTGCTGAAGCTGGATCAGAAGGTGGATTATATAAATGGTCTGCTACAATATCTACAGGATTTAATCCAACTACTAATGATACAACCACAGAAGCTGGAGCTACTTGGGATGGTGGATTAATTTCAATAAATACTTTAGGTACAAAAAAAATAGCAGGACTTACAAGCCCTGTTATGTCATCTTTTGGCTTGACTATTGAAAGCCCTGCTGTTTACTCAGGTTTTTCTAGTAATGGATATGAGGCATTTGGGAGAGGTGAAGAGATTGCAGTAACTGCTAATGCTTCAGTTAAGTACGATGCACTTACAAAATCTTTATACCATAATTTTAATACTCAAACAGCTTATACTGCCGATGATTGGTTGTTACTCACACAATCAACAGCTAGTAACTACTCAATAAGTATTTTAAATGGCATCCTTACCGATGTAACATTCAACGAAGGTGATATGATGATGCTTGATGTTGGTTTAAAAGCTGTTACTGATGGTGATGATCTACTAACTATAGATATAACATAATGAAATTAAAATCTGGAGTAGAAGTAGAACTTAAAGAGATGTCAGTAGACGATATTGACTTCTGTAATGATTTACCTCAAATGAGATATGAGGGTAATGAAATTGTGGCTATTACTAACTTAGCAAAGGCAAGAACAGCTTGGATTCGTAAGGGTGTTAAGGGTGCTGATGATGATTTTATCAAAGCACTTAGTGATGATGAAAAGAATGAGTTGTCTTTAGCAGTTCAAGAGTTTCAACGCTTGGGGGAGTAGAATCCCTTACATTAGAAAGTAACTTCCTAATTGAGAAACAATGTGAGGGATGTATGTATCACACATACCCCTATAAAGCTCAAATTCCTGTCTTAATCGAGGGAAAATATGAAACAAGAACCTTTACATCAAAAGATGATGTCTGGGAAGTTATTGACTTAATAATAGCAGAAACAAAAGAAGAAAATAAAAAGGGTAGTAGTTTCAATATCGCAAGTTCGGTAATGACACAGCTACCCTTTTTTGCTTGTAGTAATGTAATTATGAATCAAGAAGCACAAAAAGATATATCAAGATTTATGTATGTAAGGAGCTTTAATGTTCCTGCATATAAAGGCTCTTATGGAGAGCAACCTAAAAAATGGATTGAAAAGAGTTTTTTACTAAATAATTTATTAGAGAGACAGAAAGCAAAGGCAATGAAAAATGGCAGATAAAAATACAGTAGAAATTAGTTTTAAAGCAGTTGATGCAGATAAACTAGAAAAAGCAATTAAGGGGTTAGATGATGCAACTAAATCTTTAGTTAAAGGGCAAGCTAAACTTGTTGCTGAAGGTAAGAAAGTTAAAGACACTAATGAAAAATTAGGTAAAAGTAAAAAGAAACTTAGGCAAAGAACTCGTATTTTAGGTGGAACATTTGCTGTATTAAGATCAAAAATGCTACTATTTAATTTTGCAATGGGTTTAGGTATTAGACAATTAGGAAGATTTGGTTCGGCTAGTGCTAAAGTAGACTCAATGTCTAGGGCATTTAAAACATTGTCTGGTGGTACTGATAGTGCATCTATGGCATTAGGTAAGTTAAAAAAAGCAACAAATTCTACTATGTCTGAATTTGATTTGTTTCAGCAAGCTAATAATGCTATGATTCTAGGAGTAACTAAAAACTCTGATGAAATGGCTGAAATGTTTGATGTTGCTCAAAGATTAGGTAGGGCATTAGGAAGGGATACTGCAAGTTCTGTAGAATCTTTAATTACTGGTATAGGTAGACAATCAAGACTTATGTTGGATAACATTGGTATTATTGTTAAAGCAGATGAAGCCTATGAAAGTTATGCTAAAGAAATAGGTACAACAGCAGATAAATTAACTGATGCTCAGAAAAAACAAGCATTTCTTGAAGCTACCATGGAATCAGCTAGAGCAAAAGTTACAACATTAGGCGATGAGGTATTAACTGTACAGGATTCTTATGACCAACTATCTACTGCTAGCTCTAATTTAGCAAGTGCTACTGGATCATTTTTACAGCCAGCTATTGGATTTTTAGCAACATCTTTTACATCAATAGCAAAAAGTGCAACTAATTATTTAAATACATTAACTAATTCAAGAAAAATTATATCTGAAGTTACAGATTTAGAAGAAAAAGAAGAATCAATATTAGCAAAAATAGCAGTAAATAAAAATACCATAAGAGGTTTAGATGGATTTTTTGCATCTAGTGTTAGCAAAAGAAATACATTGCAAGCTGAAAATTTAGAATTAGAAAATGATCTTTTAGAAGTTAGAGGAAAAATAGTTGAACAAAGAATAAAAGGATTTAAAGTAGAAAAAGAAAAACTTAAATTAGATAAAGAAGCTAAAGATGCATTAGCAGAAAAAAATACAAAAGAAAAAGAAGCAATTGAATTAGCAAAACAAAAAATAGAACAGGCAAAAGCAGAAGCTGAAGCTCATAAGTTAAATTTTGAAGCTATACGAGAAATTGAAAATGCCAAAAGAACACTTTATGAAGATAATTTAAATTTTCAATTAATGTCAATTGATCTTCAAGCTGATAAATTTAGAGAAATGAAGTTAAATGAAGCAGACATAGTTAAGTTTGTAGAAGAAAGCAAAAGAGATGCTGTAATATCTAATCTTGAGGAAACAAGTGCATTATATAGAGGAGCATCAGCTACTTATGATCAGTTTATACAGAGTCTCGTTGATTTAGAAATGACAGGAAAAGATCGTAGAGAAAAAATATGGTCAGCTACAAGATCGTCATTTATAGTATTTTTAGGAGAATTAGTAAAGGATAAAATTAAACAATTAATAGCAGAAAAATTAATAGCTACTTCAGCACAAGCTAGTTCAATAGCAAGTGCTAAAGCTACTGGATTAGCAATTGCTCAGGCTTATGCTGTTCCAGCTTCTTTGGCATCAACTGCTTCATTTGGTGGTGCTTCTGTTGCTGGTACTGCTGGAATAACAGCAAGTATTTTAGCTACAAAAGCATTGGCTACATTTGAAGATGGTGGCTTAGTAGGTGGTCGTAGACATTCACAAGGGGGTACAGTTATTGAGGCAGAGCGAGGTGAATTTGTAATGTCAAGAAGTGCTGTGCAATCTATAGGTGTAGAAACATTAAATCAAATGAATCAAGGTGGAGGTAGTGGAATCACGCTCAATATATCTGCTCCACTAGTAGATGAAACAATAGTAGATACTATTATCCCAGCAATACAAAAAGCACAAAGGATGAATTTAGCATAATGGCATTTGGTACAGAAATACAATCAGCTAGTATAAATGAAAATTGGTTATTTGAAATAGAAGGTACAAGTAGCCTAACTCTTAGATTTGCTTTTGCAGATTGTTCAGTATCTGGTAATTTCTATCATGGAGTTATCTTAAATAACCCATCTATTAGAGAGTCAATTAATTTAAAAGATTCTACAGCTAAAACATCTAATGTATCAATAGATATTCCAGATTTTCAGTATAAAGACACTTTAATTAGTGAAGTGCTTTATGGTGGTTCTTCTTATTTCATTAATAGAATAGTAACTGTTAAATCTATGGTTAATAATGCTACTCCTGTTGTAATAGGGTATTTTAGATTAATAAATATATCAAGAACGATTGAGACAATTTCTTTAGAGATGGCAACACATAGACCATGGGATTTTGTAGACCATCCTCCTAATAAAACAGCAAGAAACAATTATGTTCCAGTAGCTTATGGCAACTTTGTTAAAAATCCAAATACAACTTATGCTTCTCCTCAATTTGAAACAGACTTAGATGGCTCATTATACTACCCATGTCCTTATGAACAAAGTAGAGCAGGAAGGCAAGAATTTAATGTTGCCATTGTAGATAGAGACACTAATGCAGAATTAGCTTTTTATGATAAAGGTTTAGATATTTTTATTCCATTTACTACTCCTTTATCAAATACATTTTCTAGGTTGTCTGAAAATTTTGTTTCTACTTGTGAAAAATATTTTAGAAGAGGGTTTGCCTATAGAGCAGATGACCATGAAGATTACCATACTGTATGGGCAAATGAAACTAATGCTTATGATACAAATACAGCTACATTTTCAAGATACGATGTAACGGCTGATTTAACTAATGCCAATGGAGGAGTTTATAATGTATCTAAAAATGATACAGATATTGATTTTTCCTTTCCAAAGCCAGATGGTAAACTAAATAATGCAGTTATTAAAATAGAATTATTAGTCTATTCAATACATGGATCAAATTTTGCACCTAGTGACGATTTTAATTTAAAAATTTATGTAGACTGGAGTGGGGGTACTAATTTTGGTACTGAATTATTTCATAGAGCCGATGATTCAAACAATGGTGTCCAAGAAGCTATTACACTATCAAAAACTTTTACGATTGATGATGATGCCAGTTTTCCAGATACAATTAAAATGGCAATAGAGTGGAACGCTGAAGATGTTGCTAACTTTGGTGACCCTAGTAGTCAATGGGATCAGCAAGTTAGAGTAGACATTAAAGATGTAAACGTAACGGCTGAAGTAATAACAGAAGAAGCAGATATAGAATTTGCTTATGTGGGAACAGATGGATTACCAGCTACAGGCTGGAATAGTGGAAATGATATTACAGAAATACATGAAGCACATAGGGATATACTATACAGATTTGCAGACATGACTGTAGCTTCTGGAAGTGTTGATGGATGGAGCAGTTTAAATAGCACAAAAGATTGGTTAATTAGATACTGGAACTATGATTTAATATCCTTACAAGAAGTTTTAGAAAAATTACAATATGAGGGTGGATTTATATTTAGATTCAAGCAAGGCGATACTGATAACCCTCAATATATTTACATTAAAGATAGTTATAGTAGTTCTGATATAGATTATAGGCTAACTAAACATGATATAAGTTCTACTACATTCAGCATCACCCCTTTAACTGATTTAGTTACAAGAATGAATATTAACTATCGTAAGCATCCTACTGGCAAAAGGTACGGCTTAAAGAAAACAGCATCTTCTACAACAGCAAGAACTAATTATAATATTAATTCAAAAGAAAACGTATTAGATATAAATTTAGATGCTTATATAAATCCAGTTATAACAGAATATGATGGAAGTACACTTGTTGAAAACGCTAATCCTAACGACAATTTTTTTGCCTATTATTATAATATTATTGGAGTGCCTAGGATAGAAATTAGTGGTAATATAGTAAATGCTAAATTTTACAATATAGATGTAGGGGATTTAGTAGATTTTTCTAATATGTACCCTGAAAAAATATTTAATGAAGCCTATACAAATAAAGTTTTTATGGTAACCTCTATTCAAAGGCAAGTAGGAGTTTTAAAATTTAAGGCAAGAGAAATAGGCGTAATCAGTTAAATTTACAACATTAAAGGAATAAGATGAATTATAATAGATTTGGAACACCGAGAGCATATATAGATACAATTAACTATGATATTACTACAGGATGGAGGGATTTAGGGGATATAGTTACAATTCAAAATGATAATTCTACAGCAGTTGTTTTTGATAACGGAACATCTGAAGGAGATATGTTTGATTTAAAACCCTCTAATTATGCTCAGATTGCCAACACAAATCAAAGTTTTTATATTCAATTTGATACAGGAACAACCAATACTACTATAGCAGAATCTAATTATATTGCTATTTTAAATCACAATTTTAAATCAGCAGATGCTGTTTTTAAGGTTGCATATTCTTCAACTGCTGATTTCTCTTCTAATGTAACTACAATTACTACAACAGCAGGAACAGGAGCAGGGCAACATCAAAAGGTTGTAAATTGTGGAGCAAATATGGGTGGTGGAAATGCCGATTTTCTTGAGCTAGAAAAAAATGGATGGACTTTACTCACTTGGACAACTCAAGAAACACATAATAGATATATAAGGCTTACAATAAAGGATTCTGATGGTGCAAGTGTTAATTTTGCTACAGATGTTTTTATAGGCAGTATAATGATAGGAGAATACATCGACTTCCCACAAACTCCTGAGTTAGATATAAAAACTTCTATAGATTATGGAGGTTTAATTTCCAAAGAATCATTAGGTGGTAATACCTATACCAGTTCAACTCACTTAGGGCAACCGACTTGGGCTATTACTACTCCTTGGAATTTAAGCACCACTTCAAATCAGCAAACTTATTCTTTCTTACAAAGACATGGAAGAATTAATCACTCTATAAACTTTAAGTATTTAGCAGATACAGATGTATTTAGTGCTACAGCAGGATTGGAAAGTTCAACTGGGGCAAACTGGCATGATTCAGGAAGTTTACATAATTCCTTTTATAATAAAGTAATTGGGAGCAGATTACCTTTTTTATTTGCTATAGATGGAGATTCCAGTCATATATCTGATTACGGAATGTTTAGACTTGCAAAAAATGATTTTTCTGTTACTCAAGTAGCCAATCAAGTATATGATCTTAGCCTCAACTTAACTGAGACTTGGTAAAGACTTTGGATCAGGTATAACAATGCCGAGATCAATAGCAGACCATCTTATAATCTGTTCTATTAACTTAGCAAACTCTTTTGTTGTGAGTGTCTTTGTACTCTCTACCTCGAAGTGATTCTTTAGTGTAGAGTGCATTTCTTGTTCAGTATAACCTAGATCATCGGCAAGTATATTAACGATCTTCCAATAATAGTTATTTTGCTGAGAGGAGCGAACTCCTGTTTCTTTTAACTCTATATAATAATCCCCACTTAACTTGGCAATTACATTATTAAACTCTTCTTTATTTTGAAGAGTCATCTTGCCATCTTTAATTAAGCAGGGGAATCGCAATTTGGACATACTTTAGCATCCCATAGTTTAACATCTGAGGAACTCCATACTTCGCCTTCATACCAGTTCCATTTCTTCTTACATTTGGGACACCACCATAGATTCTCATCTGCTCGAATCTCATCTGTTTTATGATTCTCCCTTGGTTTCTTTTCTACGATCTCATTATCAAGGGCATCAATAACCCATTGAATAGAGTCATACTTTCTTGTTCCGTCTTTCTTCAATTATACCACCTAATAATAATAAATAATTTCTTGCATCGTGGATTCTGCCCATAATATCTTCATCACTTGATTCTCTTCCATGCAATACATAGTTACGAATAGAATCCATGTGCTTTAATAAATATACAAGAGCAACAGTTTCAGCATTAAGGTTTATCCTATCTCCAATACTTTTAAAGTTTTTAAACTTATCACTACTGGATACAGTATATTCTTTACCTTTTTCAAGCATAATCTTATTCTCTTGAAATTGCATTGTTCCTGCCCATTTAATAAAGTCTTTAACTGTCATATCTGTACTCCATTACTTTATTAACAGCCCCTGTAATGATGTAAAGAAATAACCCTAGTGACATAACCCAAAAGAATACACCAAGTCCTAATATAAGGATATTAGCCACCCACCCTGCAATATCAAACATAATCAAGACAACTTCTCTTCGATTCTATTTAATCTTAATGTAATAAATGTCCATATTCCTACAATATAAAGCGTCTGTAATATAACATCAAATGCTTGTGTTTGTAGAACTTCCCATAGATAGTAACTCATCATGCTAACTCCTTGTTATTTTAATTTTCAAATGCCTTATATTACTTCTGAACGCCAACCCAGAAATAGTTTCATTTACCACTCTTTTCGCAGTTAGCCAATTAAGGCTCAACTGATTGCGAATATCCTTTCCTACGCTATATGCGATGATCAGACAAGAATAGTATATCACATTATAAGGCATTATATCTTTCCTTCCATATCATCCAAGCAAGGCTCACAAACAGACACTTCATCTGATTCACAATGAGAACAAGTGTAACCCTTGGATGTTTCAATTTCTGTACTTAACTCTACAACTAAATCATTCACATCTCTACTTACGGCAAATAATTGTTTCTTTAAACCAGCCCTAGACAAATCATCTAATTCCATCTCTGTATGTCTCCAAATATTTGAAACCTTCTGTCTTAAATCTTTTAATCTTTTAATATCTTTTTGCATCATTTTCCTTTTTTGTTAAACTTTAACATTTTTCTTATTGATGATCTCCAGTAATCCTTTTGCATCAAAGTCTGAAAATTTAGTCATACAATTCTTACGCTCCTTTAAATCTTCATACCATTGGATGCCACGCTTTTCAATTGCCCATTCCACAAATTCAGCAGGGGTTTTATGGGCAGAGAAAGAGGAGGAGAACACATGGCATCCAACACAGAGACAAAAACCATTATCTACATCCCAACGAACTGCTCTAATAGATCGTGAGTAAAAATGATGTGCATTTAACCGAGTAGTCTTATGACAGACTTCGCACATCCCATACTCACGAACTTTCTTAGACCAAGCATTGTCGAGTTTTTTAGATAAGGCTTTTTTCATTTAGAAGGGAAAATCTTCTTCACTATTACTATCGACTACAATACTCTCAGCATCTACTTTTTGACTACTTGTATTTTCTAGTACATTAAGTAGATGGTTCATATTAGCATCAACCATAATTAACTGAGCATCTGTTATTACACCTTTGACTTCACCTAACAAATCTACTGCTAATTTTAGGCATACTTGCTTATGAATATCGTGAGTCCTGTTGTCTATAGAAGCATTAGAACTAGCTTGAGGTGTAGAACTTTTTGTGCCTTTTCGCTTACCATTTACTACTTCTAAGTTATAGCCAAACTTATTAGGGGCATACTCATCTCTAACGATAGTTAGCTTTGATCCCTTACCCCAATCAGACAACTTTTGATGTAAATTAGCTGTAGCAAAGAAACTCATATCTTGCTTGTTTTTCTTTACTCCATAAAGGTAGTATGCACCATAAGTGTTTGTGCCTATCTTTGGTTCATCGTACATTAACTCAATATTATGTCGTTCTTCTGAGTTTAGTTTAAACGTATTATTTTCCATTTATTTCCTCTGTTTTGTTTTTAATAAATTCCTGTGCAATGATGGTAATATCTGTTTCTATATTGTCTATATCTCTTGAGGCAGATTCTACATATGGATACCTTTCCTTAAAGTATTCCATATAATATTCTATTCCTTCCAGTAGATCAGTAAGACTATACCTTGTGATGGTGTATTCTCCTTCGGTATGCTCATCATAACCATCCCAACAAATTGTACCCCAGTAGATTTCACGATTCATCTTTTTTAATTACCTTGCATTGATTACGCTCTAATAAACGTATCACTTGCTCTTGTATTTTAAGTATATCTGCCTGAGACATTGACTCTGGAAACTCTACTTTAAATCGACCTTGTGTAAACATATATACCTCATTTCTTGTTTGATATTAACTATCTTTATTATAAGATTCAAGTGCTATCCTTTAATAACTTGCCCCCATAAAGATGTTCTACCATTTACGATCTGAACTAAATGTACAGTAAAAAACCCAGTATGATAAAAATCAACAATAGCAAAAGCGTGTTGCCAGTTATGTTGCCTATTACCTAACCATTCATTTTTATCGGGTGTCATATCCTTTAAACACCCTATAGACCAAGCTGATTTAACTCCATCTATATGAGTAACGCTAGATTGTTGTATGTCGTGATGATGTCCATACATAACATTCCCCCCAAGACGTATGAGATGATTACGAGTATGATGAACACCAGCGAAATGATGTCCGTGATAAAAGTTGAGCTTTCCGATTTTAAGCATCTTTCCGAGTCTGTGATATTTATAACCTCTCTCCTTTAATTTAAGTGCATTTGGAACAAGAAAATCCTTAGCTAGGTAGGGGTTTTCTTCTACAAATCTATTAAGCCAGTCCTCATGGTTACCTTCAACAAAATGTCGTTCTTGAACATTTGCTTTATCTAGGGATTCATCAATTATATCCATACCCTTATTAACCTCTTCAATCTCCTTACATACATAAGGAAGTTGGTATTCTAAAGGTGGTCTTTTCTTCTTCTTCCATTGCCAATGTGAAACAGACTCCCATTCTCCAGTATCCCCTAGATCAATATAACCATCGGGTTTTATAATCTCTATTGCTTGACATACTACACTTATAGCTTTCATATCAGCCATAGGAAAGTGCTTGTCAGGTGTTACAATATATCTTTTCACTTTCATGCTAACTCCTTTTGCATTTTTAACAATTTTTCCATCATCTCATCCTCAGTATCATCATCTTCCCAAACATCACAATGTTCAAGACATTCACCACACAAGTCATAGTCGTCATAGACTATCGCTCCACAACACTCCGAATACGTCATATTAACTCCGAGTTTAACCATTTATCTAAAGCAGTTTCCCATTCTTTGAATGTCGCTTTTCCTTCTCTATGTTTAATCCATACCTCATCAAACTCTTCTTGATTTCTTTGAGCCATTTTTCGGATTCCATAGTCCATATTTGTTCCTGCATCTTCAGGCATTGCATACACCTTATCCAAATAGATTTTCTTTAACTTCCTCGAAGTATTCTCCATATCTACCACTCCTTATATCGTAGCTTAATTTAGCTTTGTTTGGTTTACCATTTTTATACTGAAAACGAACCTTCTGAACATGAACCCCAACATAGTCATGGTCATCACTTTTATGTCTATGTATAGTTATACCATTGTCTGCCTTGTTGAAAAAATTCGCAGAACCAGCTATGGAATATAATGTTGGCACTTGCACCTTTCCATTAAGATCGTTTTCCATCTTTCTAGGATGAGCCACAAGCCAAATATGTATCTCATTAACTTTAGCAAAAGCATTCATTTGTGCTAATACCCTAGATACATAATTAGTCTCATTTTCTCCTTTCCTATACTTGTGTTCTAATGTATTCCATGGATCAATAACTAGCCCATTTAGACCATATCTATAGTTTAATATCTTAGCCTGTTCAAGAATAGATTCAATAGTAACAGAATCTTCTTGAGTACCTATAAACTTTATATGTTCATTCATAACTCTCATACTTGCCCTAGCAGTTGCACTATCCATTTTATCATCACCCCAAAAAGGTTTACCATTAAATTTACTAACTAATTTTAATAAATGATGTTTTACTGGAAAGTTTTCTGCTGAAAATACACCGAACTTCCAAGAATGATGTTGAACCATATTAATCATTAAAGCATCCAACCACTCAGACTTACCCATATTAGGTACACCAGTAACAACTGTGAGTTCAGATGGACTAACTCTATATGTACCATCTAAAGCAACCCAGCCAGTAGATAGACCAAGGTGTTCAGGATTCTCAAGTAAATCAATAGCATCATCTTCAACATCTTCTATAGTAACTACACCCTCGATAGGATAGGGATGTGTATTACTAACTATGTCTAATATACACTCCTCTCCATGCTTAACCAAGACCTCATTCATATCCTTACAATCTTCGGGGTATGTAACTCGATAACATTTCTCTCTACCTATACGCCTTGATAATTCATCTCTAAGATGTTTTCCTGCTCCATCATTATCAGTACATAATATAACAGTATTAGCATTCATTAAATGTTCTTCTGCTGATAATAAATAACTAAACTTTAGGTCACTTGGTTTAGAGTTTGGAGCAGTAGCACCATCGGGAACACTTACAACATTAGTGAATCCTGCTTGAACTAAAGATAAAGCGTCCATCTCTCCTTCAGTTATAATAATAGTTTCCATACCTTTCATGTGATCAAATCTATAAAAACATTTCTCTGCATTTTTAGATTGCATAAACTTCTTATCTGCCGTTCTTGATTTGATATTAACCACCTCTCCTTCTTTATAAAAAGGAAACTGAATCCATCTATTATTATAACCTATCTTCTCAGCATCCACAACAGTATCTGATATACCACGATCTTCAAACCATTTATAAACCTGTTCAGGTAATTCTGTTTTTGGTGGATCGGGTTTTACGATTGGTTTTGGAATTGTTAAATGTTTAACATTTTTATTTAATGAACCTTTCCAACCACAATGATGGCAATGCCATACTCCCTCATCGATGTTTACTGATAGGCAAGGATCAGAACCCTTTCTTCTTGTATGTGAACACTTTGGGCATTGTGTTTTTTCCTGCCCACTTGTATTTCTTACTGATATTCCATTCTCCTCAAATGTCATTACTTACCCCCCTTATCAATGTAACTTGCATACATATTTGTAAACCTTCTCTGTCCATTGGATGCTTTACCCCTAAGCACTCGTAAGGAATAGCACCTAGAAGCCCAAAAACTATCCTTAACGATCCAATTTATAACATTCCTTACCTTACCCTCATCCCACTTATCTATGGTCATTAAATCGTACAAAACATTAATACTATCATTAGTTAAGTTTTTATCTTTATGCCAATCTGATTTAACAATTTCGGGAAAGTTTTTGTTTTGAGTAGTATAAAAATCTAAAACAATTCTTTTCAAATATACTAACTGATCTGCATTGATTGATTTATTACATTCAATAGTGCCTACACGATCACTATATACATATCTTATATCATTATTATTATATAATAATGTACCTCCTGTCTGCTCGCCTTCATTAGGGGAATTAGGCACTACATCGCCCTCTACTTCAGTACCCCCCTGTCTCACAAGGGCATGGGGTATATTGATCTGATTGTTTACCCCCACCCGTACATGGGGTAGGGTAAGAGTGATAAACCTATTTATAAATCTATTGGTTGCTTTCTCTTGTTCAATCACTATATATATTAAATTAGATTCTCTTAAGGTTGTGATTGCTCTTGATATTGTAGTTCTTGATATGCCTAAGACTTTCATAAAGTAGGAATTACTTTTCTTACAATAACCATCCTGCTCCATGGTTGCCGTAATCTCTGCATAAATTAATTTTACCATAGGCAACAAATCTGTATTGTGCCTAATATAAGATGGGATATACCCAAAGTATCCAAATTTCATTACTGTTCTCCTTTATAAGTGGAGGGGAGAAAAGGAAATAACCCCCCTATGAATCCACTTGTTAATATTTTATCCTTTTGAGGCATTGGAAGATAATACAATTATAAGTTATCTGCAATAGGTTTTACACATTTATTATAATAATTACATTTCTCTCCATTCGCAATTAAACAAGGTTTATTTTGTAACTCTGAATCAACTCTTTGTTGAAGTTTGTTACTAATTATAACTCCGATACATTTAAACCCTGCATCATAATTAGCACAATGTTTTTTAACCTTGCCTTTTTCTGAGTTATCAACTTTGTTCAGTCTCAACATGGAATTTTGCCTTTATTTTTTCTTTAACTAATTTATTGGTTTTCTCATCCAAGCCTATAACTTCAACATGAGTATTAAACCAATCTTTCTTTTTCTTTTTTTTCATTGGGTATGGCATTATAAACCCCGTAACTCGTCTGCATCCGTCTTAACCTTCCAAAGATGCTCAAGTCTACCATATAAACCTAACTCCTTCTCAGATGTTTTATAAATCTTACCCTGTTTAGTCAGGTTACTAAATGCTCTTCTAATTGATGTAATTGGAAATCTTGCATCAAATTCATGATAGGCATCTGATGGAGACATCCATACTTGTTCAGTAAATAAATCAAAGATTTTATTTTCTTGACTTACTGCTTTATTTTGAGATGTCTTTAATTCATCTCCTTTTATATTGGTTGTATTATAGTAACTCATTTACTTCTCCTTTTTTAAGCGTGAGCGTGAATATTATTCTGCTCGTTCATTTTCTTAGTTTCCAATACCATTTCTTTTATCATTTTAAGATAATCATCTATAGATTCATCGTCTGTATTATAAAAATGACAAAAGTTGTCAGCTAATATTGCATGTAAGACAACTGGTATTAATACTTCTTGAGCTTTAACCATATCATTTTTCCCAAATCTACTTAAGAATTTATCGAATAGGTCAAAAACTAAATCCCTAAAGCATTCAGCTTCTTTTTCTATATTTATTTTTTTACTCATTTATTTCTCCTATTTGTAAAATTTGTTAAACTTTAACAAATTTATTTTATCACTACATTATTATAATATAGTGAGGTCTTGTAACTGCCCTTGTGTTTTTTTATGCTCTGCATCTCCAAATACTTTATGTTTTGGCTCAATAATTTTATAACAAAATATATCACCATACATAATTTTTTGATACTCGCCACCACTACAAACAACGCAAGTTTCTTTTTCTTTTCCAAATGTTGGGAAGTCATCATAAAATATAACAATCTTATTTTTTTTACGATAGTTTCGCATAACAGTACGCTCATAGCACTTATTACATTTAGTGCAATGTTTTATACTTTCATCTGCCATTTTAGAGTCATAATTGCATTTTTTACGCTCTTCTACTCTTTCTACTTGATGGTAATGAAAATAATCATCGTCATTATAAAAACCATCATCCATTGCTAATTTAGTTCTGCTCATTTTTTCTCTCCTTTGTAAAAAAAGTAGTCGTTAGGTTAAATAATTCATCGTACTCATCTGAAATTTCTTTATATGGTATCATGTCTTGATCTCCTCGACCATCAATATTATTCATTATATTTGAATGATTTTTTTCGATTTTCCTTAACAATCTCCAGCTAGTCATTACAAGTTCAATTAAATCATCTTCTTTTATTTCGATATTCATTTTCTCTCCTTTTGTAGTTTTAATGCTAGGTCTCTCCAGTAGTCAGCATTTTTCTTTTCTTGGTGGTAATTATAACGCCATATGTTACTATTAGTTTTTACATAAAGTAATATAAAAATTAAAGCCGTAAATATAAACATAATTATAAATTCCATCTACTCGTTCTCCTTATTAAGTCTGAAATTATAACCCTTAAATATAAATGTCAAGAAATTTCTTTATCGAAATATAAAGGGTTATATCTACATAAATAATCTTTTCTTCCTATCATAGCATAAAAAACTGGTTCTTTTACAACTTCATAATTATCATTTAAATTATAATCATAACATTTATAAAAGCCTTCATCTACTTTTACAACTTCATAATTATTACGTTTTAAAGTTCTTAAAATTTGTTGAGTAATTTTCTTACTTAATATTTTTGCTTTCATTTATAACCCCTTATTGTTTGATTTATGTTTATTGTCTCTTATTATCATTTTTATTTCATTTTTAAAACGATTAATTGTCGCTTGTTCATCTATAACCATGTTTTCATCAAAGACTATTAATGTTTCATGCTCAATTAAATAATGTAATTTGTCTTTTCGTTTCTGTTCTATATATGCTATTTTTTTTAATTTGATATTTTTAAACTGACCTTTCATTTATAACCTCTTTTTTTTGTTAAAATTTGTTAAACTTTAACAAATTTAAAATATTACTCTAATTAATAAACTGATTGTAAAAATATAAAATATATATATTTCTAAAGCCTGATTAAATAATTTCATTATGTCCTCTTTTTTATTATTGTTTACACCTCAAAAGCCCCTAAAAAGGGGCAAAATCGAGGCTTCATGTTGTTAAGGTCTAATGATATACTAATCCGACTTTATGGCTTTCATTATGCCATTTAGTGGCGTATAAATCGTAATTACTAGAGTCTTTATATCCTGCTTTTTTCATGTCTTTTAAGGTTTTAAATACTTTTGAATGTCTGTCCCTTGGTTGTATCATGTCTTTTTGCTTGCCACCGTCAGAAAAAATAAAATCATAATTTTTAGGAATTTTATTATTTTTATACATTTTTTGAATTTGATTTACATTGTTAGTATATGAATAAAACTTAACATTAGGTAACTTTTTTGCAATTTCTAGCCATTTATTTAAATACTCTTTTGAGTAGTAATCCCCTGAATCGTGAACTCTAATATAATCGGCTTTCTTTTTTATAATCTCTTTTATCATTACCTTGGTAAAATCAGCTTGCATTGTAGCTTGTAACCTACGTTCAAAAGCAGGCGAAACATTAGACCAAATGTAAGCTCCTTTTTGAGCATAGCAGTATTTGGCACATTCACCAGCTAAAGGACAGGTAATTTTTCCTGTATTTGATTTTAATGCAGGGATTCCAAAATTAAATACTCTTTTATTAAAATGCTTTGAAGTCTTTTTTAATTTGCTATTTTGAGTCAACATTATTTTTCCTTTTTATTTGTTTGTTATTACATTAATTAAAATTAATACCATGACCATTATATTTAAATAAATATATATTATGTCTGTTTTTTTGTGATCCATTTTCATTCCTTTATTTAATAAACTGTGAAAAATCATAACCTGAAGATACTTTATTGGTTTTATTTTTCTTTTTTATTTTTTGTATTTTGTCAAATTTAAAAATCGACCAAACAGAGTACTTCCGACCTCGGCTCCAGTCTTCTAAAATTCCATCTTTTAAAGTTGCCACATGTCCATTAATACCTAAAATAAATGTACCTACTTCAGGAAGTAAGACAGGTGCATTGTTAATGGTCAATGAACTTATTTTATTTAATGGTTTTTTTGTAATTTTTTCGCCTTTTTTATTCCTAAAATGAATAATTCCATTATTTGAAAAAGGCAGGAAGCACTCGGCAACATAGTCAAAATTACTCGCCACATCTTTAAAATGATCCATGAAAGGGAAGCCATGATTTTTTTTTCTTCCTAACTTAAAGAGGCATTTTTGAGCCTCTATGAATGGCACTTGGCAAGCAATTGCTGTAGCAATAACAGTACAGCATCCCCTGTCATTTTTATATTCTTGTTCTTTTGTTATATCGTTATATGTTACCATGTTTTTTTCCTTTTTTGGTGGGCAGGTTAGGAATCGAACCTAACTGAAACCATTTGCCCAAATTTGTTAAACTTTAACAAATTTTATTTAATGCGTCCAGTACTTGGCTTTTATCAGCTTCATGTTTCTTCATTAATTCAGCCAAACACTCCTCTAATGTTTTTTCTTTTGCCTTTGGTTTCTCTTGAATTACTACCACATATTTTCCATAATCAGACTCATTAAAATTACCTTTATATATTCCGTCAACATTATCGATCATGGAATTATTAACTTTCTTTACTGTTATGGATTGCGTTTTCTCCTTGCCGTTTAAGAGTTGTTCTTGGCTAGCTTTTGCTTTTATGATAGTTTGCAACTGTTTACGGATAAAACGTTTAACATCTATCTTTAGTTGAGCGTCTTCAGATTCCATTATATTGTTAAAGGTTTCAGTTAATTTAGTTTGATTTTTTTCGTTTCTGTGGAATATGTCAGCTTTTATTGTGGTGGTTATCTTATCTAGCGACTGTTGAGCGATTACACCATGTTCTAAGACGTCCTGAATTTGTGCCTTAGTTGGTTTTTTAAATGAATATGAAGTTTTATTTGGCATTTGTGCCTCCTTATTTGATTTGTAATTAAATAACATGGTTTAACTTCGTTATAATATTTGACCTTGTCAACATTTTTTTTCTGTTAAAGTTTAACAAATTTTATTTTATTTTTTCCCTATACTATTTTTTTTTCATTATTCCTAGAGTTTTCTCAATAAGAAACCATCTTTTTTTAATGATCCATAAAACAGGGCAATTTTAAGGAATATTCACCCTCTTGAAACTCTGCTGATGGCTAGATCAGAGCATTTAATTAATACATCTATGATTAATCAAAATCTCTCGGATTTGGTGCATTTTAGAGCCAAATGCGATCTAATGATAATGAGTCTCAATTAGTGGGGGAACAACAACAACAATTTTAAATTTGGCATTTCTTAAAAGTTTTTAGTTTTATTTTTTTTGAGTAGTAGATTAAATGGTTGGCGTAATCACCTCACACTATACGCCAAAAACAAATACCACTACGCCACCACTACGCCAATTTTAAAACGCTCAAATCGCTCCTACTCACAGACTACGCCACGCTCAAAACGCTCATGGGGGCGTATGAAGATTTTTTTGTGTTGGTT